ATTTAGAAATTAAATGGCCTAAAACAATTAATGTTGTTACTTTACTAAAAAGAAAAAATACTCCATTCAAACTTTCTAATTATGGGGTAGATGGAACTGAAGCTCATGGTTTTGAAATTGATAACGAATGGGTTGCTGGAATGGGAATGGATAATGATAAAGGTTACATGAGAAATTACCCTTCAGTTTGGTCTATCTAAAAAGAGTTATTACATTTACACAAAATAAGTTATAATACATGGAAAACAAACGTCGCAAGGTACATCAGGATCTAGAAGTTGTACAAACAGGTTTCGCAAATGGTGTTGCACCTGGTTTCCCATTTACAGACAAAGAAAAACAATCAATGATTGATGAAGCCGCAGAGGCTTTTGGTCAATTCTTAGATGCTTTGAAATGTGATTGGAGAAACGATCCTAATTCAATGGAAACTCCTCGTCGAGTAGCTAAAGCATATGTAAATGACCTATGGGAAGGTCGATATACAGCAATGTCACCTATTACTTCATTTCCTTCAGATGGTTATGATGGTGTTATTATTGAGCGTAATATTCCACTTACCTCAATGTGTTCACATCATCACCAAACAATCGGAGGTGTAGTTCATATTGGTTATATTGCTGGAGAAGACGGTCAAGTAATTGGTTTATCTAAACTAAATCGTATTGTAGAATTGTTTGGTCGTAGAGGTGCTATTCAAGAGCAACTAACAGCAGCAATTCATAATGCTGTAGATAAAATTACTGAAGGTAATTTAGGTGTAATTGTAACAGTAGTAGCTTCTCACTCATGTGTTTCTTGTAGAGGTGTTAAACACCAAGGAGCAGCAATGGTTACTACCAAGGCATCAGGAGCATTTAGAGATGATACAAATAATGCCCGTAAGGAATTTTTTGATAGTTTAAAAATTAATAACGGAGGACATCAGATTTAATTATGACACAGTTTGAACAAGAAATAGAAGTAATCCTAATGAATAGTTTAGGTACTCTTCAATCATTGAGAGATAGAGATCAGCTTAGTATTATTCCTGATACTGAATGGGCTGAACATACTGCTAAAAAAATAGCAGAACAATTCAAGGGAAACTATGTCCCATTTGTAAGCGAAGTAGAAACATTTAACGCCACAATGGGCAAACCCAACAATTATGAACCAGTTATCCCAGAAGAAAACGAGTGGATGTTTGTTTACAACTTCATTCTCGAAGAACTTGAAGAGTACAAAGAAGCATGTGAGACGGGAAACATTGTTGAGGTACTTGATGCTTTATGTGACATTGCCTACGTTTCCATTGGCAACGGAGCTATGCTACATGGTCTTAAAGATAAGTTATGGGATGCCTATCAAGAAGTACAAGCGTCCAATATGTCAAAGGCTTGTGTTAACGAAGAAGAAGCACAAGCGACAGTTGAACTTCGTTCAAAAGAGCAGAATGAGCCGTGTCACTATGAAAAGGTTGGAGAATATTATATTGTCTATAGAAGCCGTGATAGAAAAGTTATGAAGAACATTAATTACTTCAGACCTAATCTAAAACAATTTTTTGATGAAGTATAAATCTTGTCACGTTACAAGACTAAAAGAAGGTGGGTATAAAGCCCACCTTTGGACTGATGATGGTTATAAAACCGTTGATTGGGAATATCCTGCTTTTAGAGAAGATCCTAGAGGAAAATACAAGGGTCTAAAAGGGGAAAGTTTATCTAGAACTACCAATTGGGATAGAAATGATCCATCACTTCATTTTCACGATATGAGACCATATCAAAGATTTCTTATTGATTTATATGGAAACGATGATGAACCTTCTACTACTCATCGTGAAGTATTTTTCGATATTGAGATCGAAATGGGAGGGGCACTTACTGAAGAATATATCAAAAGTGCCCCTAAACCTGTTACCTCAATTGCTTGGTGGGATAAACAAGCAGATCAATGGGCTATTCTTATTTTAGATAAAAAAGGACAACTAAACAGAACTAAAGCCAAAAACAAAGAAATTATCCCAGTATCAACTGAAAAGGAATTACTTACTAAGTTTTTGGATAGAATGGAAGAGATTTCACCTGATATCTTGGTAGGTTATAATAGTGATTATTTTGATATTCCTTACCTATTCTATAGAATGCAAAATGTGCTTACTAAAAAGGAAGCATATAGATTATCCCCAATTAGAGTAATTCAAGATACTTCTCAATGGAATAGAGACGGCTGGTTAAATATAGCAGGTGTCCAGTCTCTTGACTATATGAAATTACATCAGAAATTTAGCTTTAGAGATGAACCATCTTACAAATTAGATGCCCTAGGGGAAAAATATTGTAAGTTAAATAAGATTGAATATGATGGAAATCTAGATAGGTTATTTGAGGATGATATTCAAACATTTATCCAATATAACTTTCGAGATGTTGAAATCTTAAAAGCACTAGATGAAAAATTTCAATATCTATCCTTAACCAAAAACTTAGCACACAAAGGTAAAATCAACTATCAGGACGTTTACAAAAATAGTATGGTTCATGATGGTGCTATTTCAGCTTATCTTCTAAGTAAAGAAATTATCCCACCTGCTCGTGATAGAAATCCTATTACTAAAAAGAACTATGCTGGTGGTTATCTATTTTGCCCTACAGCTGGGATTTTTAACTATATGTTTGATGAGGATTTAACCTCACTATACCCTTCAATCATTATGTCTCTAAACATTGGTAAAGAAACTCTAGTAGGGCGAGTAGTAATGCCTGATGAAAAAGTAGTAGTTGAAAATAAAGAAATCTTTAATTGTAGATATGCTTTAAACGATTTAAAAGCAATGGGGGCCGAAGATACACTACTGATTCAAAATGCTAATCGTAGAACAACCCGCATTAAAGTTAAAGACGTAATTGACTTAATTGAAAGTGAAAACCTAGCAGTTTCAGCAAATGGAGTAATGTACAGAACTGATTTTGATTCAGTACTAAAAACTATTCTAGATAAATGGTTTGATGAAAGGGTTATATATAAAAATGAAATGAAAACTGCTTATAAAAGTGGTAATAAAGAATTAGGTGAACTAATGCACCTAAAACAACATACAATGAAGATTTTGCTTAACTCACTGTATGGAGCAACAGCATTAGGCTCATTTAGGTATGGTAATGTAATCCTAAGTGAAAGCATTACCCTATCAGGACAACGAATTATTCAAGAATCAGCATTATTTGCTAATAAGCATATGAATAAAGTAATGCGCGGAGAAATAGAATTATGATTAAAAAGCAAACACTTAGAAAAGGAGTAGTAATTAAATCCGAAGGTGAATTACTCTCTAAAGAAGAAATTATTTCATTGAGTGAAGGATGGAATGAAAATCAGGAAATGTTTTTTAGAAAAATGTTAAAACAAGGTGGTAGATTTTCAATTAACGGACGAAAATTTGTTATTACTACTCCTGAATTAATTTATAATAACAAAGGAGAAATTGAAGCCGCTTTATACAATAACGATGAAGAATGAGCACTTTAGATTTACACGGAACTAGACATGCCGAGGTAGAAGATAAACTAACCCGTTATTTTTTCTGGGATAAACCTGGACATAAACAATATACAATTATTACCGGTAATTCTAAAAGAATGCAAGAACTTGTGTTTGAATGGCTTGATAAATACGAATACAAGTATTATATTCCATCACATAATTTAGGCGAAATAAAAATAATAGAATGAAAAAACCAGACAACTTTGCAGAAAACAAAGCATTACTACCTTATGGAGATAGTGTTGCTGCACCTGCTATTCGTCCGGAAAATATTGATGATTGGAAACTTAGAGGGGTTAACAAAGTTAATAAACAAATCCAAACTAAATTTGACGAATTAAAAGCTGAATTCCAAAAATTAGTAGAAGAATATCAGTGGAATGAACTTGTATATCAATCTAAATTTGGTTATGAACCTGTAATTGGTGAAACATATCATCTTTACGTTGGAAATGATGGAAATCCTTTTTTATCTTTAATAGCACCAAATGAGTGGAATAAAGAACATATTGGTTCTTTTACACTTAATAGTGAGCAAAAATGGGTTAAAATATGAAGCAATTAGAGACTACACCTTGGTTTATTTGTGATAAAGAAGATGAAAATTACTGTGTTTATGTAGATACAGATTCTAATTATTACAACGCAGAACCTATGCTTAGAAAACTCTACCCTAACTTCGATACTATGTCAGAGGAGGAAAGAGATGAAAAACTAGAGGAAATAGCCCTTAAATACCAGGATTTAATTACTAAATCATATGATACCTTAGCATTAGAGGCATTTAATATTAAAGAGCATAGACTTGAGATGAAAACCGAGTGTATGATTCGTGCTGGCTATTTTAGAGCTACTCGTAGATATGCTCAATGGATTACTAAAAAAGAAGGGGTTCCAACTGATGATTTAGATATTAAGGGATTAGAGTTTATGAAAGCTAACTTCCCTAAAATATTTAGTGACTTTTTTAAAGATGTTCTTCAACGAGTAATTAAAGGTGCTCCTCAAAAAGAAATTGATGGTTTGCTAACCAAATTTAGAGAAAAAGTATTAGCTGATAATATGGATATTACTGTATTAGGTAATCCTACTCGTGTAAAAACTTTAGATAAATATACAGCAGCACCTCCTCGTCCTGGAGAAATGTTTTCAGTTATAGCTCAAGGTGCTCCTGCTCCTGTAAAAGCCGCTATCAAATACAATGATTTACTTACATTCTGGGGATTAGACAAACAACATTCTAAAATTACTCAAGGTGATAAAATTAAATGGATTTATTTTAAAGAAAATCCTTACAAAATCGAAGCCTTAGGTTTCTTAGACTTTGATATGCCAGAAAAAATGCGTAAATTACTATATCAGTATGCTGATAAAAATAAATCATTTGAAACAATTTTAGAAAGTAAATTACAAGGGTTTTATAACGATTTAGGTTGGGATTTAAATTTAAACCCATACAGAAATCTGTTTTTTAATTTTTAGTTATGATAAACAAAAACGAATTACAATCAACAATTAGCAAATATTACCTAAATGGATTAATTGAATCCGTTAAATGGACTATTGAAGATAACGCGTTAGAAGTTGATTTCCAATCACCCAATAAGGACATGATTGGACGCGTTAAACACGCGAATTTCCCGCTAAAAAACAGCGAATTTGCGGTATATGATACATCTAAACTTAATAAACTATTAGGAATTGCTAGTGGGGAAGTAGTACTAGAATTAGAACAAACACAAGCTGTTTTTACAAAACTAATCATCTCAGATCTAAATTATACCCTTAATTTTTCACTTACAGATTTGTTAATGATTCAAGATGTTGGTAATGTAACCGATCCTGATAATTACGAGATTGTAAGTGAATTAGGTAGTGAGGAAATTTCCGCTATTATTAAAGCACATAACGCACTTGAAAGTGATAATGTAATTATAAAAATTGATAGAGATTTAGATGGTGAAGATGTTTTGGTAATGTCGTTTGGTGATGTATCTAATCACACAAATAAAATTGATTACCAAGTACCCGGCGCTACTTTAGAAAATGTACCCTATGGGACTCAAATCCCATTTAACTCAGCAATGATTAAAACTATTCTAAATAATAATAAAGATGCTGAATCAGCTACATTAAAAGTAAATTCACAAGGATTAATGAAACTTGAATTTGCTGGTGAGAATTGGGAAAGTTTTTATTATATTATTAGGAAAGCAGATGTATAATGTGGGACGTAAATAATTTTATTTTAGAACGTTACGGGGTATTAAGGGATAAACATAATTTTACCCCTTCAAAAATATTAGATATTGGGGCCCATGTAGGAGATTGGTATAAAACAATTAAAACCATTTACCCAAATTCAGAGGTATTAAGTATAGAAGCTAATCCTAATTGTACTACACAACTAAGTAGAACAAATCCTAATTCTATGATTTTATGCTTAGGTAAAGAAGAAGGTACTACTAAATTTTACATTAACGTCTCTGATCCTTACTGTACTGGAGCTTCAATGTATAAAGAACAAACTGAGTTTTACGATGGTTCTACTGGAGTTACTTTACCTGTAGCCACTTTAGATTCATTAAATCAGCAATTTGATTTTATTAAAATGGATGTTCAAGGAGCAGAACTTGATATTATTAAGGGAGGAGAAAACGTAATTAAAAACGCTACTATTTTACAATTAGAATTAGCAATGTTAGATTACAATGAAGGTGCCCCTAAAGCAAGTGAAATCATTTCTTACCTATATAATTTAGGATTTGATTTGTTTGATATTGGAAGCTTTTATTTTTGGGATAAAAAACTTAATCAAAGTGATATGTTTTTTGTAAATAGAGAGAAACTTAACATACGTATAAACAACGAAAGATGACCCTAGGGCATTTATTTTTATTATTAACCGCTGATCTTAGAGACAGCATAAATTTAAAGTGATATGAGTACACTATTTTATGAGAGAAATCTCTCACCATTTGATCTATTATTTAAAGACTTTTTTAAGTCTGATTTACATTTCCAACCGGCTACCGAAGCCAAACATTCCCACCCCGTAGACATTTATGAAAACAGAAATGGACTTCATTTTGAAGTTGCATGTACGGGCCTTACTAAAAAAGATATTGAATTAAATATTGAAGGAGATATCTTAAAAATCAGTTATAATAAACCCCAAGATGAGGATTGTTGTGAAGTAAACGATTGTAATTTTATCCATAGAGGTATTGCAAGACGTTCATTTAACCTAGGTTATAAAATTGCTTCTAAATTTAGCTTAGCAAACGCTACAGCTGAAATGGAAAATGGTCTTTTAAAAATTTCAATTCCATTTGCTGAAGAATCTAAACCAAAAGTTTTAAAAATTAAGTAAGTTATAATTTTGATCCCTGGGGTCTCTTTCGTATATTCAAGTTAAATAAATAAATAAAAGTTATGGCAAAGCCAAGTAAATCAAATTTACGTTTCATTAAGGACCCAGTATTGACTCCTTATTACATTCAATTAGATGATCATTGTTACATCGCTCAGAAATCAACATATTCTGAGTCAGGTAAAGAGTATCAAAATACTTTAGGTCATTTTAATAGTCTAAGTAATTGTCTAGAAGCAATTGCCCGTGATGACGCTAAATCTCAAAGTTATGATTCATTAAAAGAATTCGTAGAACGATTTGAACAAAAAACAGAAGAATTAAAAAACCTAATTAGATTATGATTGAAGCACTTTATAACGCGGTTGTAGTAAAACCCGTAGAAGTAGAAGAAACTACTTATGGTAATATCGTCATTCCAGATATGGGAAATGACGTAAATAAAACAGCTGAAGTAGCAGCTGTAGGTCCCGGCTACACAGCTATGGGAGGTACTTTTATTCCTACTCAACTTCAAGTTGGTGATATTGTAGTTCTACCTACAATGGGGTTCACCAAATTTGAATATGAAGGTCAGGAATATTGGATTGGTAAAGAAAACGAAGTTTTAGCAAAAATTAACAAGTAATGAGTAAAATTATCGAATTTGGCCCTGAAGCCAGAAAACAACTAGTAAACGGAATTGATAAATTAGCTGATGCTGTTGTTGCTACTATGGGTCCTAATGGACGTAATGTAGTAATCTCAAAACCAGGTGAATACCCACAATCAACAAAAGATGGTGTTACAGTAGCTAAAAGTATTTCACTCGAAGACCCAATCGAAGAATTAGGTGTTCAAATGGTAAAACAAGCAGCTATTCAAACTGCTAATGTAGCAGGTGATGGTACTACTACTTCTACTCTTTTAGCACGTGAGATGGTTAAAGCAGGTTTATCTCATCTAAATAATGGAGCCAATGCTGTAGAAATTAAACGTAGCATTGATACAGCTGTAAAGCAAGTAGTAAATACCCTCCGAGAAAATGCTGAAGATATTACCTCAGAAGAACAATTAGAACAAATTGCTACTATCTCAGCTAACAACGACCCTGAAGTAGGTAAATTAATTGCTACTGCTATGAATAAAGTAGGTCGTGATGGTGTTGTAACTATTGAAGAATCTAAGTCAGGTGAAACTTATCTAGAGACTGTAGAAGGTATTCAATTTAATAGAGGTTTTAAATCACCATATTTTGTAACTAATAATTCTACAATGTCAGCTGGATTAACCAATCCTTATATTTTAATTGCTGATCATAGGTTTACTAAAGTAAAAGAATTACTCCCAGTACTAGAAGGTGTATCAAGTACTGGTCGTTCTCTTCTTATCATTGCCCAAGATATTGATAATGAAGCACTTGCTACACTAGTTGTAAACAAGATGAGAGGTACAATCGCAGTATGTGCTGTTAAAGCTCCTGAATTTGGTGATCGTCAAAAACTTCTTATGGAAGACATTGCGATTTTAACAGGAGGTGAAGTATTTAGTACCGAAAAAGGTATGAAACTTGATAAGTTTAGCTGGGATTGGTTTGGCGAATCAAGAAATGTTAACGTAACAAAAGAACAAACTACAATTGTAGATGGAAAAGGAGATTCAGGACGAATTGAAGCACGTATTGAAGCACTACAACAACAAATCGAACAAGCAAACTCGCCGTTCGAAGTCGAAAAGCTCCAAGAAAGGCTGGCGAAATTCGTCGGAGGAGTGGCAATAGTCCACGTTGGTGGTAACACCGAAACCGAAATGAAGGAAAAAAAGGATCGTGTTGACGATGCTTTAAATGCTACTAAAGCTGCTATTGAAGAAGGCATTGTACCTGGTGGTGGTTCAGCTCTATTATATGCTCGACAAGCTATTGAAGGTAATGATATTGGTGCCGAAATTGTAAGACAAGCATGTGGTAAACCATTTACCCAAATCCTTACAAATGCTGGATACGAGGAAGTACAAAGTATGATCCTTGCTGATACTTTAGTTAACTCTGGAGATGAGGATGTTTGGACAGGTTATAACCTTAGAACTGAATCAATGGTTAATATGAAAGAAGCAGGTATCATCGACCCAACAATGGTAACACGTTCAGCACTTGAAAACGCTGCTTCAGTAGCAGGTACTATCCTACTTACAGAATGTACAGTAGTAGACAAGCCTGAAGAGAATAATAATCAAGTTGACCCAATGTCTATGATGGGTGGAATGATGTAATGAAAACTGAAGTTAAAGAATTCAATGAAGTAATCGCAAATAGACAAGCACCTGGTGATCGTTGGGTGCTTGTCGGCGATTCTAAAGTACATAATTCTCTTACTGAAGCTCTTGAAGCATGGTTTCAAAAAACCGGTGAGAAAGCTGAATTTAGACTTGCCCCTTTAGATAGTAAGTTGTATGTTATACGAAATAAAGAAGTGGAAGTAAAACCACCCCCAGTAAAAAGTTATAGTTTATATGGTGACCGCGACTAAAGATCACACTTTATTAGTTGAAAAGTATCGTTCTAAAGATTTAGATGAATATGTTGGTAACGAACATATTAAAAAAACTATTCAACAATATCTAGGTCAAAATGACATTCAAAACCTTATTTTCTACGGCCCAGCAGGTACTGGTAAAACTACATTAGCAAAACTTATTGTTAATAATCTTAATTGTGATTACTTGTATATAAACGCGAGTGATGAAAGGGGTATCGAAACTATTAGAGACAAGGTTTCTGGGTTTGCTTCAACAGCTTCATTTAAACCACTCAAAGTAGTTATTTTAGATGAGGCTGATTTCTTAACAATCCAAGCCCAAGCTTCACTTCGAAATGTAATTGAGACATTCTCACGTACTACACGTTTTATTATGACGTGTAATTATGTTGAACGTATTATTGACCCACTTCAATCACGTTGCCAAGTACTCAAGGTTATTCCTCCTAGTAAAAAAGAGGTAGCAGTACATTTAGCTAAAGTTATGGCTTATGAAGCTATTTCTTATGATGTGGAAGATATTAAAACTATTGTGAATCAATATTATCCTGATTTACGTAAATGTCTTAATACAATTCAGTTATCAACTCAAGACCAAAAATTGGTTATAGATAAATCAGTATTAGTGTCATCTAATTATATGACATCAATACTAAAAGAATTAAGTAATGTTAAACCTAAATGGCGTGAAATTCGTCAAATCATTGCTAACGCAAATATTAGCGATTTTGAGGAGCTTTATCGTTATCTTTATGATAATGCTCATGTATACGCAAGTGGTCGTGAAGGGATGGTGGCAATTTATATCAACGAATATAGTTACCAATCCAACTTCCGTATTGATAAAGAAATCAACTGTATGGCACTCATACAAAAATTAATTGAATTGAAATGAAACAATTCCTAAAATTCTTAGTAATTTGGATTAGCCAAAATCTAGCTATACCTTTCTGGATGATTGGGCACGTTCATTTATCATTAAATGCTTATGAAGACCTACATGAAATAATCGCTAGTGTAGGTATGAATATTTTAGTAGCGATTGGATTTTATTTAGATTATAAACAAAATAAATAGACATGGATCAACAACAAATGAACATGAATATCGATTTGAAAAACACTCAGTCGGTAGAACACAAAAATGGTAAAGTATGGGCTCAAGGGTTCATTATTCGTAGAATTTCTAAATTCGTAGCAGGTACCCCTGAGGATGCTCTTATGCCTATCCCAGTATTTTACGATCCTGAAACTGGTGAAATTCTTCAAGAAACCCTTCCAAAAGAGCTAAGAGATGAAGCAGGTGACAACCATCTTTCAGTGGTTGAATGAGATAACAACTCATAAAACTTCTGTTCACGAAATTTCGGAAGAATCGTGGGATAAGTTTAATTCTTACATGATACATAGATACGTATCTATGAACATGGATTACATTGACATAGTAAATTATGTTCAAAAGATTAATCCACAAAATAAGAAACAAATTTATACTATCTACAAAGACATGATTCCGAAAAAAAAGGTTTACCTCAAGTATGTAAAAAACGAAAACAAAAGAAATTATCAAGAATTAGCAGAA